GCCGATACTGGCAGAGGGGCCCACACCCCACAACCGGTGGAAGACCGGCAAAGGGTTATGACCTACATTACCCCCATGGATGGACTTATTGCACTCATCGGACGGCCCGATGCAACCATTCCCAAAAACCCGCCTTTGACCCGGGTAGAATTGGTCGAAACATTTGCGGCGATCCTGCTGCTGATGTGGATGCTGGCAATGATAGCAACGATCGGTCTGTATATCTTAATGGCCGTAGCACACTCCATACTGGAGCTGTTCAACATCCCATCGAACCGACGTGCGAGGACGGTGGTCTTCGAGTGGCGTATTCGTCTGCTGAAGATTTGTGTGGCATGCCTGAAACCTGCTGCCATATACTGGAACGCCTTCAACCATAGTTGGAAGGTCACAGGCCTCCTAATCACCATCTACGGCTCAGCAGTCACTCGTACCGGGCGACGCTATGCCATGAGTGACGGAGAGATAGTGATGTGGAATGCCCTCCCGTTGGCCGGTTTCGCGGCCACATGGATATTGAAGAAGGCATACGAGAGATACGCACTGAACCTAGCCACATTACTCGGGGACGGACCAATCCCTGATGACTTAGGCCGGGACGACAATGATGATTTGGAAGAAATCATCGAGCACAACAGGCAGGAACAGGAGGATGAAGAAAACGTTGGACCACTAAGGTATCCCACCCGCCAGGAATTGGTGGATGCGGTGGTATACCGGATCAAGGTGGATCGCGTGGGATGCATGCTCCAATACAACATTGCCAACGTCCAAGTTGTTCAGTCCGCCGCTCAACGGGTCCTTGAGAACCTACGAAGCAAATATTTCCCAGACATCAGATACAGAATGTTGTCTGAGGCGTTACCGCTGATTGTTGCTAAATACTTCCGTCGTACCCAGACGGAGATCGATGCAGCACGATATATGGGCTCTCCAGCGGTACAGGAGACACAGGACCGGTACAACCATCTGGCCGGCCTGGAGGACCATTTTGCACAGTAAACAAAGTTGACGATGTTTCTAAGGGTGATCTCTGCCTTGGAGACTGGGAACCGCGTTACTTTGTTCAGGAGAAGGGAAATCCTCGGAAGGCATGTTACCATTTTGCGTTGCTGGTGCCACGCATGCCGACCGCGGTCTTTCACGATGATATGCCGACACTGGCATGGGGGGCCTCCCGACGGATACTGTATCAGAAGCAGCCCGACGGTAGTTTTGGACCCTTTCATCGGAGCGACCGAGAATCACTGGAGGAGGTTTATGGTGAGTTCAAAAGGAAACTTGAGGTGTGGCGAAAATCCCGACCCACGACCGCCCAACTGTCGGTTGAACAGTTTGTCAACCGTTACAAGGGCCGCAAGCGAAGGATTTATGAGGTCGCTGCTCAAGATTACCAACACGAACCTTTCATCACGCCGAAGGACGCGCACATTCGCGGATTCATTAAGCGCGAGAAAACTCCCTCAGCAGAAGAAAAGGACCCTCGTATCATCCAACCCCGCAGCCCAAAGTTCAATCTTATATGGGGCAGGTGGTACTTTCCGCTGGAACACGAGCTATACAACGACCTGGATCAGCTATTCTATGACCAGGGTGCTCAATTTCCGGTAGTGGCCAAGAGATACAACGTAAAGGATCTAGCAGCCTTGATATGGTCTAAATGGGGGATGTTCAGGCGCCCCGTTGCTATATTAATGGATGGTAGCCGATTCGACTCCACCGTTGGACCGGACAATCTCGACCAGGAGCACGACTGTTACGAGCTGTATCTTCCTGAACAGGGGAAGAGGACAGCAAGGCGTGTTCGTCGTATGCAAAAGAATAACAAATGCACTTACATCTGCAAGGATGGTACCATATCACACAAGCACGGCCAACGATGCTCAGGTGATGCCAACACGGGCGGCGGCAATGTCGTCCTGTGTTGTGGATGTATTTATGAGTGCAACAGACAGACAGGCGTGAAGACCGAGTGGGTTGACAACGGAGATGATCTCTTCTCAATTACTGAGGAAAGGGATGCAGAATTCGTTGGCAACATTTTCACAACCATAACCACACACGCGGGTTACAAGTACCGTGTGGAAGGGCACGCCAAATGCATGGAAGAGATAGAGTTCTGCCAACAACACCCCGTATGGAACGGCACAGAGTACATCATGTGCCGAGGACCTAAGGGGTTACTTAAGGATGGAATTGTGCGCAAGCCGGTAAGGAACAACGTTGAGTTCCGACGATGGCTGGCCACTATAGGAGAGTGCGGGATGGCGGTGGCCCCAGGGATACCAGTCATGCAATCGTTCTACTCATGCATGACCAGAAATTCCAGGGGAGCCAAGGTGTTCGACAAAGATGAGATGTTCCAGAACACGACACTTTACCGAGACTTCAAGGCATTGGGAGAAAAGAAGGGCAAAGCTCGACCTGTGGGGGTTGAGGCAAGAGCGTCTTTCTACCGAGCCTTCGGTATGGTGCCGGATGTACAGGAACAACTTGAGGAATATTATGACTCGCTCAACTTTGGATACGACCCTGGCACGTTCCACACCAACATTCCCGTCACGACCCTATTGTGTTAGATCACACGGAGTTGCCGCCTTAGTGAGCCAAAACAGCGACCCTTCTGTGAGCCTGCTTGGAGAACCTGACAGCACGTTGGGATTCAAGTGGGTTGAAACGTGAGGTGAACGCCTTGGGCCTGGGAAACCCTGGCGGAATCCCGCGGAGGGCGCGGCCAAGGGAGTTATGAAACAATTTCTCCCGGATGGACAAGAGACTGCACGGCTCAGCAATGCTGGTGGTGATGTACAGTCCCCCTTGAAATTCGGGGCAGTCCGTGACGAATTTCACTTGACACAACTAGACTTCAACGGCATAGCCCTTGCTCTAGCAAACAAACAAGAAACAAATGAACACGAATGGAAAGAAGCAGAAACCTCAGAAGGGGAAGCAGA